TTTTTATGAAAAAAATGGTAAATATACTAATATAATCCCTAATTCAAATCCTAATTCGGATTATGCTATTTTTTGGAAAAATGAGCTATATAAATGGAAATATGGAATGGTTAGAGAATCTGATGGAGAATGGATCCCTGGTGAACTATATTTTTACTGGAATTATAGTCCAATATGGTTAGTTGAAAAAGCTAAATCAGATAATGCTACTAAGAAAACGCAAGGTGAAAGAGTTCGTAAATTTCCAAAACCTTGGGCTGGAGATTATTTATTTCATCATTACATACATCAAGCTAAGTTAATTGGTCAACATGGTAAATTACTTAAATGTAGGGGTATTGGGTTTTCATTCAAAACAGCATCGTGGAGTCCTAGGAATATGTATGTATTTCCAGGATCGGGAAATCCAAATTTTCATTTAGCTTCTGAAAAAGGATTCCTTCAAGGAGATAAAGGTATATTTGGTAAAGTTATGGATTGCTTAGACTGGATTGCTGAAACAACACCTTTTGCAAAACTTAGACTTACTGATAGTAAGAAATCTATGGAGATTCAATTAGGTTATCAAGATGAGTATGGTGTACGTAAAGGATTATTATCTTCAGTATATGGTATATCTCTAAAAGATAATCCTGAAAAAGCTAGGGGTATTAGGGGACCATTAATTCATTATGAAGAAGATGGGCTATTCCCAAATTTAGAAACAGCATGGGGTGTAAACCGTAAAGCAGTAGAGGATGGTGATGTATCATTTGGATTCATGCTAGCTGGTGGTACAGGTGGTACTGAAGGTGCTAGTTTTGAAGGTTCTGAAAAGTTATTTTATAGCCCTGAAGCGTATAACATATATGCTATACCAAATGTGTTTGATAAAAATGTAAATGGTGTATCAAAATGTGGTTATTTCTGGGGAGCTTATATGAACCGTAACGGATGTTATGATGAAACAGTAGGTGAATCAGATGTGATCAAAGCCCTTATTGAGATTATAGAAGATAGATTTGTAGTTAAGTATAATTCATCTGATCCTAAAGCTATTACGCAGAAGAAAGCTGAGGAATGTATTACACCTCAAGAAGCTGTATTAAGAGTTGATGGTACTATATTCCCTATAGCAGATTTAAAAGATTACTTAGAAAGTATTTTTCCAAGACGAGAATCATTTTTAGCTGAACATTACATTGGTAATTTGATTTATACATCTAGTGGTGATGTTAAATGGGTTCCGGATCCATCATTAACACCTATTAGATCTTATTCAAAAGTTCCAGCAAATAAAGAGGGTGCTATACAGATATTTGAGATGCCTAAACGTAATGGTAGAGGTGAGATTGCTGCAGGTAGATATATTGCAGGAATTGACCCTATTGATGCTGATGCTGGTACATCTTTATTTTCAATAGTAGTAATGGATGCTTTTACGGATAGGATTGTAGCAGAATATACCGGTAGACCTAGAACTGCTAAACAAGCTTACGAGCAAACTTTGAAGTTATTGATGTTTTATAATGCGCAAGCTAATTATGAAAACAACTTAAAAGGATTATTTAGTTACTTTGATAGTAAGAATAAGTTATACTTATTATCAGACACACCTCAAGTACTTAAAGATATGGAGTTAGTTAAAGCTACTAACTTGTATGGTAATAAGAGTAAAGGAACTAACGCTAATGCTAGAGTAAATAGTTGGGCTAGATTGTTACAAGCTGATTGGTTATTAGAGAAAGCTATGTCAAATGATGACGATGATCATAGACTTAACTTACATAGGTTGAGGAGTTTAGCTTATATAGAAGAATTAATTTATTGGAATCCTGATGGAAACTTCGATAGAGTGTCTGCAGCAGGTATGTTATTTATATTGAGAGAGGATAGAATTAAGCGTAGTGCTACAGCTAAAGATAATCAATATAAAGATATTAAACGTATGTCAGATGATCCTTTTTTTAGTAAGAATTATACTTCTAATATGAATGCTAGAGTTCGAGGTAAGTTCAGTTTTGATGATTAAGCTATAATATTATAACTTGACTTTAGTTAAATGAAGTGTTATATTAATAAATTATATAGATAAATAATAAAAATGGGGAATATACAAAGTGTAAAATTACCGCAACAAAGATTATCTTTTAAGCGAAAAAATAAAAAGTGGCGTAAAGATAACGTTGATCATGCTGATAAATATTCGCTATATCATAACGAAGGTGTTCGCCAAACTCTTCAGAATAAGGTTATTAACTTAAACTTATACAACGGTATAGTAAATGTCAATGACATGAAAAAAGTTACTAACCCTTATGATACTGATGCTCAATATATACCTGGTAATATACCTCATCACCCAATAGCTGTACCAAAAATCAATCTATTAGCTGGTGAGGAAATTAAACGTAGATTTGATTATACAGTTACAGTAACTAACCCTAACGCTATAACTAAAAAAGAAAACGATCGCAAGAAGTATTTAACAGATAGAATTGTGGAATTTCTTAAAGGTGGTTATGAGGGTGAAGAGTTGGATGCTAAAATGGCGGATCTTGAAAAATTCATGAAATATGAATGGCAAGATGTTCGTGAAAAAATGGCTAATCAAATAATTAAGCATTATTGGGAAGAGCAGCGATTTAAATCTGTGTTTAATGATGGATTTAAAGATGCTTTAATTTTTGCTGAAGAAATCTATCAATTAGATATAGTTAATGATGAACCAGTACTTGAAAAGTTAAATCCTCTTAAAGTTAGAACTGTTAGATCGGGTAACTCAAATAGGATAGAAGATTCTAATGTAATTATTATAGAGGATCATTGGGATCCATCTAAAATTGTAGATACTTTTTATCAAGAATTAAAACCTCGTGATATTGATGATATAATGAACTATACCAATAGGACTTCTAAAGGTGAGTATTCGGATGATCAGAACAATCACGTGTTGATGAGGGATTCAATTTCACCACAAGACATGCTTGAAGACTATATCAATATAGCTCAAGTTAACGGTCACACCTTTGGGTCGGATTATACAGATTCAGATGGTAATATTAGGGTTTTACGAGTTTACTGGAAAAGTTTTAAGAAAGTAAAACAGGTTAAATTTTATGATGAAGATGGTGATGTTGATTATAAGATAATGTCTGAAGAATATATCCCTAATAAGGATATGGGTGAAGAAGTTAAAGATCTTTGGGTGAACGAAGTATGGGAAGGTACTAAAATTGGTACAGACATCTACATTCAAATGAAACCTAAAAGTGTTCAATACAATAGGGTTGAAAACATATCAAAGTGTCATGCTGGGATCATAGGTCAAGTTTATAATACAAACCAAGGTCGAGGTGTATCGTTAATGGATAGATGTAAGAACTATCAATATTTATATGATGCTATATGGGATCGTTTAAATAAGGCTATTGCAACCAATTATGGTAAAATATTTGAGTTAGATATATCTAAAATACCTAATAACTGGGAGGTTGAAAAATGGATGCATTTTGCTGTAGTTAATAAGATTGCGGTGGTTGATTCTTTCAAAGAAGGGAATCATGGTGCTTCAACTGGTAAGCTTGCTGGTAGTATGAATACTACTGGAGGTAGAGCCATTGATATGGAAACTGGTAATTATATTCAACAGCATATTCAGTTATTACAGTTTATTAAAACTGAAATGAGTGAAATCGCAGGTGTATCAGCTCAACGTGAAGGTCAAATTTCAAACAGGGAAACACTAGGTGGTGTAGAGAGAGCTGTAAATCAGTCATCTCATGTTACTGAGTATTGGTTTTCTCAACATGAAGAATTAAAACTTAGGGTGTTAACTGCCTTTTTAGAAACAGCTAAAGTCGCATTACAAGGTAAGAATAATAAGAAAGTCCAATATATTTTAGATGATCAGACTATACAGACTTTAAATGTTGATTCAGATGTATTCTGCGAAGCTGATTACGGTGTTGTAGCTACAAATTCTAGTAAAGGTGTTGAAATGGAGCAGTTTTTAAAGCAACATTCTCAAACATTTTTGCAAAATGGTGGTGGATTATCTACAGTTATGGATATATTTTTAAGTCCTTCATTAATGGATATGCGTCGTAAAATTGAAATAGCTGAGGATGATATTAATGCTCGTAATGCTAAACAATCTGAAGATGCTAACAAGCTTGCTCAACAACAAATGGAGCAAGAGTTACAACTGGAACAAACTAAGCTTCAGATGGAAGATCAGCGTAATATTAGAGATAATGAAACTAAATTGGAAATAGCTAGGATGAAATCCGAGATGGATGGCGATTCTGACAATGATGGGTTAGGAGATCAAGTTGAGCATAATAAATTACAGTTAGATAAAGATAAACATAATGCAGATATCAATTTTAAACAGAAGGATTTAATGTTAAAAATTAAAGCTTTAGATAATGATATGAAAAAACATTCAATTGATGCTGACATTAAAAAGAAACAAATGAATAATACTAGCACACCTAAAAAGCCATAAAGGTATGGTGTGCTATTTAAAATAATATAATATATAACTTGACAAAAGTATAATAATGTATTATATTTGCAGAACATAACAATTTTGGGAGAAAATTATGGATGAAAATTTAGAAATGGACTTTTTTGGTTCAGACGATTTAGAATTAAATATTGGAGGTGATATAAGTCCTTCTGCTGAAACTGTCGATGATGACAGTGGCGATAACATAGACGGTCAAGACATTGACACAACAACTAATAATGAAATAAACCGAAGTGAGGATGATTCTGATTTAGATGATCAGGATGATTCGGAGAGCGTAGCGGATGGTGATGATGACCAAGGAGAGGGTGATGACAATGATTCTCCCAACTTATTTTCTTCCGTAGCTTCTGTACTTTATGATGAAGGTATTTTACCCTCTCTGGACATCAATTCTTTAGATATCAATAATGCTGATGGATTAGCTAAAGCGGTATCTAATGAAGTAGATAATCTAGTTAAATCTAAAATTGTAGAGAAGTTAGGTGAAAGTGGTTATGAATATGTAACTAAAGGTGTTACAGTTGAGGATTATAATGAATATAAAACTAATTCAGATACTCTAGATAGCATCACTGAAGATGCATTAGCTAACGATATTGAACTTAGTAAACGAGTAGTATATCAAGATTTCATTAACAAAGGTCTTAGTGATGCTAAAGCAATGCAGTTTATTGAAAGATCTTTAGCTGCTGGTGAACATACAGTTATTGATGATGCTAAAGAAGCTTTGGAAAGTTTAAAAGCTTATAACGTAAGTCAACTTGAGTCTAAAAGAGATCAAGCATTAGAAGCTGAAAAGCAAGCTGAACTTGATAGAATTGAATTAGAAACTAAAGTTAAAAACTCTGTATATGGAACTAAAGAATTATTCAAAGGTTTCCCTATACAAAAAAATACACAAGATAAAGTATATAAATCAA